TTCATTAACACCTGTTGACTTAGTTTCTGCCTGACGGTTAATCACCTTTGAAATAGCCTTATTAAGACTTTTAGAAACTCTAATAGTTTTCTTAGTATTAGTTCTTTTCTTGTAGGTTCTTTTCTTGTTGGTTCTTTTGACATTCATGGAGTATAATAATATAATATGAGATATTAAATAAATTAAATAAACTATACTTAAAAATAAAATGTTACTATAAGTTATATGAAAAATCAAAATAGTTCCAAGAGTTCCGAAGAAGAGGGTAATAATATTGTCTCTTCTTCTAATATAGTTAAGGAAAAAATTAAGCAAATTAGTCCTGCTTGTTGTTGGTGTTTCACTTTTAATAATTATACTGAGGAAATAGTTCTAAAGTTCCAAGAAATTATGAAAATTAATTGTAAGTTGGGATTTTTTAATAAGGAAGTGGGTGAAAGCGGTACACCACACTTACAAGGTTATATTGAATTAAAAAATAAAGGTAGGCCATTAAATATATTTCCTGTTGGTTGTCATTGGAAGAAAGCTAAAGGTAATCTTGACCAAAATTTTAAATACTGTTCAAAAGATGCTGTTGATGGTAATATGACTTTCAATTTTGGTTATAAGTTAAAACCCAAAATTAAAATTATTACTGAGTTAAGGCCATTTCAAAAACAAATACTTGATATGTTAGAAAAGCCTGTTGATGAAGGTAAAATAATTTGGATTTTTGATAAAGATGGTCAATTAGGTAAAACACAAATGTTGAGATATTTACACGTTAAAAAAGGGTGTCCATTTACATATGGTGGTAAAAAGGGAGATATCATCAATTTGGTATTTAACAACAAAGAATATTTATTGGGTGAAGATAAAGCTATTATGATTTATAATTTTAGCAGAGCCACTGACCCACGTGCCATATCCTATGAGAGTATGGAGCAGATAAGTGATGGAGCTATATCTAACAATAAGTTTGAAGCTGGTTGTTTTGTTTGTAATCCACCCCATGTTCTAGTATTTAGCAATTGTATGCCTGTTTTAGAAATGATGACAAAATCAAGATGGAAATTCTTTGGTATAGATAAAGATTTAAATTTAGTTAAAATAAATAATAAAAATTTAGATGAAGAAAATGAATTAATTTAGGCTTAAGAATATATTACTGTGTTGGGTTTTATAAATATATATATAAATATATATTTATTACAAAAAGGAGGGCTCATCGCCACCATCCTTTAGCAATCCTATGGGCTAGCGTATTAGCACGGAACCATTTAGAGGGTTCCTCTCACGCTTTCGCGCTGGTTAAATATCTTTATATTCAACATCAACAAAATACAACAAATCTAGTTGTGATGTATTTGGTGAAGCTGTTATACCATCTATAACATCATTGATATTACAATAAGAAGCAAACATCCATAAGTCTTTATTATGTAGAGTAGATATCGCATCATCAGTATAAGTAACCTTACCTAAAAGTTCTTTAAGTGGAATTTTCTTTTTAATGAGTATTGGAAAATCATTATTAGAAAACCCTGGATAATTGGCACCTGCTATAGATGAGCCTAGCTTAAAATCATATCTATGTAAAACTGAAAACATTTTTTTATTTACTGTTCTTAAAGTTCTTAACATTGTACCGTTCCAAGGTAAAACACTTGAACCATCTTTAAATAAAGAAGTAGAAGCATAACTGTCTGGGTTCTCACCCCGGTTATTCCTCATATATCCTATAAATATACTTAAAACACAAGGTATATTATATGTAGCTGGAGCAACATTAGCATTCTTTCTTATAACTAAGTTTAAGACTGCTTTAGTACAATCAATGCTGTTACCTATTCGACCACCATCACCAGTGGATTGTGCCAAGTCAAAACAATCCCCTAAATTAACTGATGGTTGTAGACTGTTATTGTCTATTGTAAATGGGTATGGCTGTTCATTAACACCTGTTGACTTAGTTTCTGCCTGACGGTTAATCACCTTTGAAATAGCCTTATTAAGACTTTTAGAAACTCTAATAGTTTTCTTAGTATTAGTTCTTTTCTTGTAGGTTCTT